CATCCATTCCAATACCACCACCTGTCATTAAGCAAGACCCTGCACGTTTCCAAAGGTCTGCCCATTCTTCCCTGCTATCTTCTTCTGCTTTAAGCAGGTAACAATTATTATAGAACCTAGCCTCTCTACCTGCATACCACAAGTAGCGACCTCCGGGCAAGAATTTAAAGTTAGCAATGTCTTGGGCAAGTTTATCCTGATCTGATTTATCCATCAGATTATTTTTCTTACCATCCATAGTACCGCATACACTGTTGACTACATTGTGCGCCTTGTCATCCCAAGTTTCATACGCATTGCTTGCATACTTCTGTTTAAAAATTGTCTCGCCTAGTTCGGTTCTAAATTTCATAGTGATGCCTCATATTCTTTACGCCATTTCTCAATTTCTTTACCATGCCTTTCTTCCATAAGTTTATCATAACCTTCTGGCGTAGCCCATGATGCAGGGTTTCTGTTTGAATCAAATGCTGAAGGGTAATACAAGTACCTTCCGATACCCCACAATACACCCGCTCGTTTGAGCGCATCACTGATACCGCCCTTGTCGCCCTCGATATTAGTGTCACCCGCACCATCAGATTTAGTAACCCATTTGTCACCTATAAGGCAAGACAGTTTACAAATCATCCTGCCCCCGATATGCTCGTAGTGCGCTTGCCAACCGCCAACATCAAATACTTCATCAAGTCTATTCATTACCTGACGCGCATCAATGTAGACTAACTCTTTACCTCCCGCACCTTTACGCCAGTGATGCTGTGCAAAAGGTTTCTTTAACTCTATCTGTATATGTTTCATAATTTAATTTTTCCTATATACCCATCGGGTTTTAATGCTACCGTCCTATCAACAGGATTATATTTTTTCATAAACTTTTCTATTGTGTCAACATTAATTTTTGGTGGAACCCAATGTTTAGAGTCAGCCTTTTTTATCCTATCCCATACATCATTAGGTAAACTTTGAAATTTAATCCTTTCCGCAATTCTGTCTTTAATTGCCATTGTTTTTTTCCTTTACTGGTGTTTCGTGATATGAACCATCGTCATCATACCACCCATGATATGTAGTGTCAACAACTTTTCGCCTTGTAATTACATAAGGGTTATCCTTTGTTCCTTGACCCTCAACATTTCCGTAAGAATATTTTACTGGTGAAAAGAATTCATCCATAAAACTTCGGGGAGTCCAATCGCTATAGTTTGTTTTCATTTTGTTTCCTTATAAAGTGTTTAGCATCTACGACTGCTAACGGTTCTTGTCTATTACGTTTAATGATAAGCAAGGGTTCGTAGCCCCCTGCATTTGATTGCGCTTGTTTCCAAGCGTCCCACAAATTAAGTCGCTCGACGTTCTTGCATTCGATAGAGTATGGGAATAACTCTCTTGCTTTAGGCGACAGCATAACATCTTCACCTTGTGCGCCCATGCTCCTCGAATGAACATCGTCATCATCCAGTTTGAATATCTCAATTAGCGAGTCCCTTACCCACTGCTGTAACCTTCTCCCTTTTGCTTTTCCTGATGATGTTTTCATTTGCAAATTCTTTTAACCCACCTGTTTCTAGTTTACCCGCAGGGCCACCCTTTGCGGGAGTTGGTAATATACCTTTGGGATGTAAGCCCTGATTGTAGTAATTCAGTGACGCCATGTCAAGTTTTAAATCCAAGTCTAGTTCCGCCCCATCAAAGTGTCTAGCTTTACATAGGCTCATGTAAGCATCCGCATGAGGATCATCATACAGTCTACCCAAGATGATTACGTTATCCGCCCTGTTAGTTATGTCGGCACTACCTGCTACACTCCATTTGTCTAGCCTATCCTTGACACTACCGCCTTTACGAGCATGAGCAACCAAGATGATATGGATCCCCAAGTGTCTGGCTGTATTGGCGATGGACTGCACGACTTGTTTCTGACCATTCCAATCATCACTGTTCAGGCTCATTGTCATTAGCGAATCAATCAAGACTATATCAATATCAAGATTGTCTTTTGCATATCGCATAACTGACAGCAATGCTTTGGGCGTGATAGTTCCATGCTGATCGTAGAACCATAACTTATCCTTTGCCCATTTGGTAAACTCAAGACCCGCATCTATATCGGGTTTGTTCTGTAGTGATGCCTGACGCCACATTCTAGCCAGTTGCGACTTGGGTGACATTTCCAGTGAGATTGACAGACATTTCTTTCCCTGATCCATAGCGGATAAGAGTATCTGACTAGCGAATAAAGATTTACCCGCCCCATTAATCCCCGCTAATACTGTAATTTCCTCATCTCGCAATCTAAACTTGTCATCAAACTGGGACAGCGGTAGTTTGGTTCCCGACATTGCTTCATCGAGATTAAAGAAGTCAAGAGTTTCCTGAGTAAAATCATTTGATGGTCTTATCTTGCGCTCAACAGCGGTTAGACTCTCGTATTTTTTGAGGTCTTCGTTTGTGATTTCCATATTCTAGTTCCGTATCTCCAGTTTCCACCATGACGGTAGTATTGATCGAAAGGTTTACCACCTGCATTATAGAACTGATCCCAGTTCTGACCCTGTATGCTAGGTCTAATGGATGCAGACTCTACCCTTAATGGTTTGTTATGGTCATTATCCATAAATTTTGTAGCAACTTTCCCTGACAACCGCTGTAGTCTACCATAAATTGCCCATGCTTCCAATAGTATTTTGTTAGAAACATTGCTAGATCTCGATAAAATGTTAAGGCATTTAACAGCACTGTTCAGCAGGGTATCTGAGTTTACCTCCGACTGATGGCGAAGATTCGCCACCAATCTTTTGGGTACATTCCGCAGAATTTTTATTGCTCTTTCTTCTATTCTTCCCATTGCCGTCTAGTGTCCTGATCTTCGGCTTTAGCCATGTCTCTTTCCTGAAGTATGAATACCCCATGTGTCACGATAGCATCCAACTGAGCCTCGCTAATGGGTATGCCATTGCCGTTGATCTCAAGGCATATAGAGTCATCGCCACCCTCATAAAGATCAATTCGATTGACCGTATCAACAGTTAAGTATTCATCCAAGAGTTTGTTGGCCTCGACCCTGATATCCCGAAGGTATTCATCATGGTCAATCTGATCATCGCATAAATTCATTTTATTCACCGTAGTTTGTGTAGTAGTAATCTTCCAATTCATCCTGACTAATGCTATCAGATATCAGTTCCTCGATCAAGTCAATCTTTGCCTGATCCAGATATTTATACATGGGACTCGATAACTCATTGACCATTTGCCATTTGATATCATCGTGATTGTCTTTATTCAAATTTAAATTGTACATTTTATTTTCCCTATATTTCAGTAGTTTTATTAAGGTACACCATTCTACCACACTTTTTATGATTGCGAACATAAAATCCTAAAGTTCCAGTCGGGTCTTGCTTTATCCAATCCATTTGGCGTTTATGTTTTTTAGCCGTCAAAAGAACTTCATTGCTTTTTCCGCATGGGCAAGCCCAAACGTGTCGAGTGTAGGTTCGGGTCTTGTATTTGGTAACATCGTAATCATGGCATCGTGACCCATCATGGCCTAACGCCTTGCACACTGACTTCCAAAGTTTGCCATGCGACCTTGCAGTGGGGTCAATTTTGCGAGTGATGAGATGAGCCATTTCATGCTTAACTGTGCTACGTTCTGACTCGATAAATTTGTCAAGATGATCCATCATCATTTCGCCATTGAGCCTGATCTTCCATTCCCTGAAATGCGCCCATCCTGCATATGTACCCTTAACATCGTAGGTTACTTCGGGAATTTTAATATGTGGTAGGTTGTACTTTTCTCTGCCTATTTTTACACACTTTAAAAGTTCGTTTAAAACTCTATCGTTTGTTTCAAAAGATATTTGTTTCATTTCTTTTTCTCTTTTCTGAGTGAGATAATATTTTACCACACAAATGAGATAAGTCCATGCCTAAATGCGACATGAACTTATCTGATTGCGACTTTATTACCTTAAGTATTTTGTGCCGTTATGGTCAATTGATGACTCGCCAACATCATCTGCGTTGATATTACCACGAACTGCCAGTTTACCAGATTTATCCCTGATTGGGGATTTCCAACTGCCCTTGATAATATCGCCAGATTCAATGTCAACAAATGAATGAACTGATCTTGGTTCGCCAGACTGTGAAAAATATATTCTGGCAAATCGTTTGCCGATACTGAATTCAATTGTTTGATCTTCGAGATGGGTAAATCCCATTCGATCTTGATATTCCTTGTTTAATCGTGCTACCAGTTTTCGGTATTTTTCGATTCTTAAAAGTTTATCTGCGTACATTTTTTTTTGCCTTTGGTTTGTTTCAGTAGGGCGACTATAAAACAGGTAAATTTGATTGTCAACAATTATTTTCAGAAACATAGCAATTAATTATCTTTTCCCTGGCTTTCCCTTTATTATCAATGACTTACCTTAAAAGATAATATTAACAGGAAGTTTTTTCTTTTTTTTATTTTAACTGTGGTACAATCCATATTCGAGCGGGTCAAGACTCATAAATTATAGGGCTGATTATCCCTAAATCTTGCCAAAAGTAATTACTTATGTGGGCGCTTATAGACGGCGTTGGAAACAGGCAAACATTGACATTCTTTGAATGGGTCGCTGGTTTCGTAGCCAGTAAAAATAACTACACCTGACAAGCCATATATTTTAAACCTTCGGGGGTTCACAACAACCCATACCGAATAAAGACTGGGGGTCAATACGGTCTAAATGACAATTATAAATTGAACGATAGGCAGAACCTATCAATTACTAAACTGGTAGTTAAGGCTATCAAACGATAGTTTATATCTATCACTGAATTAGATGACCTATAGAGTAATAGGCTAAGGCTATGAGTAGCGACAAAGAAACAAAATTAAAAAGGCGCAATCTAGTAGCCAAACATTCCCACAAATTTAACAAGGGATATACACATAAAACAAAGGTCGCCTATAATCGCAAATCTAAGGCCTTACAGCGCGACCTAAACGATACCCTAGGGGATGGCCCTATAGATTGATAATCACGCCATACAGCGTGAATAGGGGCCTTGTATCACGTTTTAATAGCGTTATCGGTAGGCGAAAAAAAAGCGGGAATTAACCCGCTAAAAAAACCCTTTTGAGTTTTTGTTCTAAGTTACTTATTGCTTAAATTTTAAAGCCTCGATCCTAAATGATCCGTAATCACTAGGGGTATCGCTATGCCTTACAATCAGACTGTTATCACATAAATAAAAATCAGATAGTTTTTTGTTGTATGTATCAGTTCTGATAAATTTACACTTTTTACAATCGTGATCCCAGATTGGTTTTTTCATTATTTTACCGCCTCGATTATTACGTTGGTGCCGTTGTGTTTGTAGCACATAAGGCAATCTATGCATTTTTTACCAGTGCAGTTTTCACTGATTCCAGAACCTTTATTTACGTTATTAAAAACCTTGTCAAATCCCCTTGGTACTCCAATGACTTTATCAATTCGAGGATTGGAAAAGATCAAAATTAAATTACTGGGAACGTCAGCAATTTGACGCACAATTGAGGCGCGTTTCGTCCAAAGCGCAAAAGTACAATGTGGATTCTTTTTCGCAATGTTGATTATGTTTTTATAGTGGTTTAAATTGATTAATTCCCCATGGCCATTAAACCGAAAATATGCCTGATTAATTATCGGCAATAAATCCCAATCGATTAAATCCTGCATCAATTCGCTATTATGCTGAAAGGCGGGAACACATGATTTTCTAAACGTGTTTAACATTTTATGTGAATAACACTTGCCACATATGGTATCAGTAGACTTTTGACGGATGCAAAACTCGTTTGTGGTGGTGTCGGTATTGATTGCGCCTATTCCCTCAAGTTTACCGCTCATTTTACTAAGTTTTATTTGTTCTAAAACAAACTCTCGCACATTTTCGGATAGTTTCATTGTTTTATTCCTTATTAGATGGTGGTAAAAATCCCAGTGATTCAAGATCACCCTTTATTTTTTCGTTTATGTTTTTGTAGGCTTCAATTTCTTTATCAAAATTCCAGCCATGGGTTTGTCGCATCTCGTTTATTCTTTTTAACATTTCTTCAATTGATACCGAAATAAACTTTAATTCGTCTTCAGTTAATTCTAATTTCATTTTATTAATTCCTTTTGTTTAGGTATTCCGATTAGATCAGATAGACAGCATACCGTAAATAATAAAGATTTTATAGGGGTATAAACTAAGTTAATGGGTAGGTGTCTTGTGTTCTGCACATTGTCGCCACTCACACACACGCCACAAAAGCAAGCAAGTTTTATTTATCCCTGCATAAATAGATTCTATTAGACATGGGGTAACTGGTATGCTAGCCAGTTCAAATGCAAATGATAATGATTCGCATTTAGCCAGGGCAAGTCATCAAGAAGGGTAGGGTCACTGTCTCGCAACGTGGGGGAGAAGAGCGGGCGTGATACGCGAGGGAGGGGGCACCCCCTTGAGTTTTTACGCTAACGTAATATATCCGACCCACTCACCATCGGGGTAAAATACCCTTTATAAGCACATTCTAATATAACTGGTACCATAACATACCTTAACCCTTTAAAACCCTGTACAGGCTATTACAGAGCCTCTGAGAGCATAAAAATGAACTTACTAGAAATACTACGTCATATGCAAAGAGGAGAATTAAATCCAGATAGCATTAGTAAGGCTTCTCAAGCAATAGGAAATAAACAGCCGCAATTAAGAAATCTTTCAGAGCATAACGCTTTAGGCCACGCTTACGGAACTAATTTGTTTGGTAACTTATTAATGAATGTAGCAGAAGAGTTTGATAAAAAACCTAATGATTACGACATTATGAATAACAATGTTGCCCAACAATTTTTTGATGATCTTAAAAAAGAAGATAAAATGCTTGATTTTTACAATCAAATGTTAAAAGCAAAGGAAAGCATTTACAATAGGGGATACATGAGAAACCCTCAGTACAATTGGCAGTTTGGAAAAAATATAGAATGAAAACAGATAAGCAAGAAATATTTATAGACCAATACTGTCTGCATGGCAATGCGGCTAAAGCCGCTGAGATGGCAGGTTATTCGCATCCCAAGCAAAGGGGCTATGAATTAAAGAACCAGTTCACCTCAGAGATCGAGGCTAGAACCAGAAAATTAATTAAAGATGCTGTCCCTGCCGCACTGCTTGTCCTACAAAATCTAGCGCAAAACGCAGAAAGTGAGTCTGTAAAATTGGGGGCGGTAAAAGATATCCTTGACAGGGCAGGACTTAAGCCTACAGACAAAGTAGAGCAGACCGTCACCAGTGTAGAGGGTAAGTCCACAGAAGAGTTACAGAAGGAACTGGAGTCCCTTATAGGGCCATTAAATTAGTGGATGTAGAAAAAGCGGTCGAATTAGCAAAAGAGTTAAAGAAACGGCAGAGATTTGAGAAGATATCCTTCTATGATCCCTATCCGTATCAACTAGACTTCCACGCCACAGGGTTTGAACATAACCAACGCTTATTGATGGCGGCTAACCGAATAGGTAAATCTTATTGTGGTGCGGCTGAGATGGCCTATCACCTAACAGGATTGTACCCTGAGTGGTGGAAAGGTAAAAAGTTTTACAAGCCTATTACGGCTTGGGCAGGTGGTGTCTCTAACGAAACCACTAGAGATATTGTACAAGCAGAACTATTGGGTTCCCCTGATGACCCTGAAGCCTTTGGCTCTGGAGCGATTCCTAAAGAAACTATAATAAAAACGGAACGTAAACCCGGAGTGCCAAACGCCAAGTCCGTAGCATTAATACGGCATACCTCTGGGGAGAACTCTTCTTTACACTTTAAAGCCTACGAGATGGGTGTAGACAAGTGGCAGGGACGCTCTGTTGACGTTGTATGGCTAGACGAGGA